GGCCCCAGTGTCCGGGCATCCACAGGCCTTCGCCTGGGACGAGCTTGTCCCAGCCGGATGCGGATACGTCCTTGCATTTGGCAATCATACCGTCTGCGGATACGTCCGGGACGGCGTTTCCGGCGTAGCGGGCGCCGCCGTGGTAGGCATTTTTGTTGCCGTTCCAGCCCCACAGGATCCCCTTCGTGAGATTCACGCAGTCAAAGCCAAAGTAGCCCTTTCCGATCAGCCCGCGGAATCTGGCCTGCTTTGCGGCGTCGTACCAGTCCGGGTATTGCTTTGCCTTCTCAGTGATGATCCCATCCGTGACCGGAGAGCCGAAGCAGCCCCACATGTACACGGTTTTGTAATTCTTTGCAACGTCGATGTGCTTTTTTACAAGCTCGGACGCTCTCATAACGTAACTCATGCCCGCTCACTCCCGTACAGCTCGTGGTGCAGCTGCAGCACGGCGGCCTCAATCAGCTTGTCGATCGTTTCCACATCAAATTGAATGCCCTTCTCGGCGAGGAAGTTCACAACATACGCCTTTTTCGCTGCGCCGTCCGTCGCGGTGTACAGCTGCTCCGCCGCCTTTACGCCGATCTCAACGTAAGTGCGGAGCGTTTGCAGCTTGTCCGCGTCGATCTTGGTTTTGAGCCACGGGATCAGAAACGCCGAGACGAGCGCGCTGATGAGCGCGATCACTGCCGAGATAATTTGCGTGTAGTCCATAAGTATGCTCCTTTCAATCTTTCAGCACGATCTCCGCGATGCGTGCTGCCGCTTCCGGGCCGTATTTCTCGGCCCATTTATCCATGTACTTCTGCGCGTACTTCGCGCGGTTCTCGTTCTTTGCCTTCCAGAGATAGAATCCGCTGGAAGCTGTTGTTTCAGCCAGCACCGCAAGCGTGATCTCCGTCAGGTCTGCGCCTGCCGCGCAGGCGATAATGAGCGCGAGGCTGACGAGCGCGCTGCAGATCAGCCACTTCTTGCTAAACTCCATTGTGCTCACACTGCTTTTCGAGCTGGTGCAAAAACTTTTTTACATCGCCGTTGCCGCCCAGCTTGACGTATTTCTGCCCGGCGATCAGGCGCTCGGCCATTGGCATTTCCTCTGACATGATGGTCAGCCGGAGGATCGCCAGATACTGCTCGTCTTGATGCTCCTGCATTTTCCCGAGCTTTCTGTCTATCTCCGCAAGATGAGCCTCCTGCGTTGTGGCCTTGCCGCGCTTTTTCTGTATCGCGCCGACGACGGCATTGACGACCGCCGTCAGCGCGGACGAGCCGAGCACGGCGCAGACGAGGGTAACGATGATGGTCTTGGTGTCCATGGCTATGTACCTTCTTCCGTGATCTTCTTCCACCCGTCCGGGTTAACGGATGGGTTCCAGACGTTGGCGGCGAGCAGGGATTCGTAGAGCTCGTCCTGCCACCAGCCTTTTTCGCCTTTGGAGAAGGCAAGGCCGGCGGTGATGGTCTCGGGGATGAGGCGGTAGCCCTGCTTGTACTGGATATCCTCCCAAAGGTTCGGGGCTGCGTCCGGGGTATTTTCGGCCGTGTCCCAGAGGTCGACGGCTGCGCGCTTGATGCCGCCCTGCCAGCAGATGCGCGTGCCGGACTTGACGAGACTGCCGTCGCCCGTCAGCTGCGGGAACAGCTCCGGGGCCTCGGACGCGTCCTTGTCGGGCAGGCTGGCCGCGGCCGTCACGATGGCGGCGCGCAGGGTCTGCGCTCTGCTCTCGCCGATGGCGGTATAGACGGGCATGCCCATGAGGGTCGCGGCGGTGTGCTGGGCGGCGGCTTTTTCTGCCTCTGCCCGCTCGAGGGGCAGGGGCTTGCCCATTTTGACGGTGATGGTGCCGTCGCGGTTGTCGGTGATGGGGCCGGCGAGGGTGAAGTCCGCGTAGTCCTCCATGTAGCGGTCCTCGGCGGTCTCGGTCGTACTCTTGACGGTTCCGTCCTCGTTCATCTGGACGTTGCCCTCTGCGTCCAGCACAGGGACGGCCGTGGTGTAGCGGTGGATCATGCCCCAGACGGCGCCGTCGCAGAACAGCGCCAGCGGGTCCGGGACCGCGTTCTTGGCGATGGTGACGGCGCGGCTCTC